GGTCTGAGGGTGAGGTGACTTCCTATACTCTCTATTATGACTTCGCCTATTATGGCATGGAGCAACCATTAGAACTATACAAGAAGCTGCTGGACGATGGCGTAGCACCCGAGCAAGCCCGTATGGTGCTGCCACAGTCTACAATGACTGAGTGGTATTGGTCTGGTAGCCTCGATGCCTTTGCAGACATGTGCCGCTTACGTTGTGCTAGTGATACACAATACGAGACACGGTTAGTTGCAGATGACATTAGCAAGAAGATGTCTGAATTGTTTCCAGTGTCGTGGGCTGCCTTAATGGCCTGTAGATCATAAACCACTGATATGACTTGTGGGTCATACTACTGATCAATCCGTGACGACCCTGATGAACAGATGATTGGAGAAACAAAATGACTAAACTTGAAGAACTAAAAGCTGCCCATGATTTTGCCCATGATGCTGCCCATGATACTGCTTATGCTTCTCGTGTTGCTACTGCTAACGCTGCTTGTACTGCTGCACGGCTGCTAATGCTGCTTGGTATGCTGATTATGATACTGAGCTAAAATACCAAGAGGAGAAACAAAATGACTAAACTTGAAGACCTGAAAGCTGCTCGTAATGCTGCTGAAGCAGCTTATGATGCTGCCAATGCTGCTTATACTGCTCGTGCTGCAGCTTCTGCTGCTGCTGATGCTGCTCGTGCTGATGCTTATGTTGCTGCCGAGGATGCTTATGCCGCTCGTGAGGCTGCTTATGCTGCTCGTGCTGAGGCTTGGGCTGCCGAGGATGCTAAACGAAAATATCAAGGGGAGAAATAGAATGACTAACAAAATAATTAAGTACACAGTAAAAGTATACCCTGATGGCACTAAGTATTGGTTCCTAAACGATAGGCTGCACCGTGAGGATGGTCCAGCTCTTGAACTCGCTAGTGGCACTACGGAGTGGTATCTGAACGATAAACTACACCGTGAGGATGGTCCAGCTATTGAGGGGTCTGGTGGTTACAAGGCTTACTACCTAAACGATACACCTCTAACAGAACAAGAACATAAAGAAGCTACTACTAAGGCTACCTGTGCTGGAAAAGAGATCGTAATTGATGGTATCACTTATGTACTGAGGGAGAAACAGAATGACTTGGCACTACCAACTAATGAAGCACACGGAACCTGACGATAAGGTCTGGTATGGCATACATGAGTTCTACGAAGGTAACGGTTGGACTATAGAACCTGTAAGGGTCCAGGGACAGGACAAAGCTGACATCAAGTGGCTGCTTAAAACTGTGTTGAAAGACATTGAGAAGCATGGAGTGAAAGACTATGAGTGATTACCGAGTAGACGCAGCAACCAAAGAGGAGTGGGCTGAACGAGCTATGATAGCAGAAGATAAGGTTAGCATGTTAGTGGATAACTTGATTGCTCTAAAATCTTACCTCAAGAATAATGATGACTCTTACTACGTATCAGCATACATTGATGCCACCATACAAGAGGCGAAGGACTATAGGTAAACATTATGGATATAAGAAAGATAGTATTGGACTGGGATCTCCGTGATGGGGAACGTAAACGCCTGAACTGCCCTGCTTGCGGTGGGTTTAACACTCTTACCGCATCTAATGACCTAGGCTTTGTTGTGTACAACTGTTACAAGTTAGGGTGTGGTACACGTGGTGCTGTTAGTGGAGTCATGACTGCTGCTGACATAGCTAAGCGTTTGAAACATAGAGCAAATAGTAAGCCAACTATTGAACTACCTACTATGGAAATACCTTTAAGTATGGTGTATCCTGGGAATGGTAACAGTTTACTCAATACCTTTAAGGATAAGTGGGACTTGGGTGACATACCCTTGTTGTTTGACCTGAAGGATAAGAGAGCAGTATTCCCTATCTATCACAAGGGTAGGATGATTGATGCTAATGGTCGTAGCCTATCTGGTGCTATACCAAAGTGGTTGCGTTACACGGGCAAGGCTGTAGTATACGAGTATGTAGTTGGTGAACCCAATGGTTCCGTTGTAATCCTAGAAGATGTTATCAGTGCCATAACTGTTGCAAAAGTATCACGTGGTACTACAGGTATGGCTATCCTAGGTACATCTTTAGGCCCAGCGCACATGGAGTTTATATCTAATTACTCCAATGTTATCATAGCGTTAGACCCTGATGCTGCTAACAAGACTATAGACTTTAAGCGCCAGGTTGAATGCTGGACAGGGTTACCAACTAAAGCACTGAGGCTTGGTGATGACATCAAGTACAAGAATGAAAAAGATGTAATGGCATTGAAGGAGGCACTAAAATGGTAGCTTATGGTACACCTAAATGGTTGCTAGAGTATGAACGGCAACAGATACTAAGCAATGATGATGCAAAGCACATGATTGATTGGCTACTAGGTGACGCCATCTTTGTGCATAACCTTGAGCCTGAGACAGCAGTAGCTAAGGCTAAGCAGTATGGGTTCTCTCCTAAGCCTACACCTGTACCTGAGCCAGCTAAGCGTGGCAGTAAACCAAAAGGAAAGTCCAAATGACTGAGCAACCAAAAGGTACACTAGCAGCATCCATCTTGGAGGTTGTCTATAACTATAGTGATAGCCTGACTATGGAACAGGCATATGGCGCACTGGAGTCTGTCAAGATGTATCTGACCTTTGAACACCTAGGCTATGGACCCTCAGAAGACGACATGGAAGACTACGATGCCATGACGCCACCCTCAAACAATAAGTTGAACTAATATGAATGATTATATTTTACTGATAGAGTTTGTTAGTTGTGTTGTACTCTTGTATGGTGTGTTCTTTGGTATTTCACGGTGGTTTGTCTAATGATTACTGTTGAGATGGATGAAGAGGTTACTAAGATAGTTGTGCTAGATGAGAGTGATCTCTACGATGACATTGATGCTATTATCCATAGTGATGACTCCGTTTTGCTATCTCAATACAATACAGAGTCAGATGACATAGATATCATTTACATCTCGTACAAACAGCTCAACGATCTGCTGTTAGCAATGGATCTACCAGTGGGTGCCTACCATACAAAGGTACAAGATAAATGATTATGGGTTTTATATGGGGTGCTGTTATCCTGTACCTCCTAGGTGTAGTTCTCTTGTTGGAGACTATGGACTTTGAAGATGGAACAGACCTAGACGATGCAGAAAAAGAATTAACACTGATTGCTTTAGAGTGGCCTTACTTGGCTATCAAGGTAATCATTAACCGCCTACTTGGTGCAGATAAGGACGAATAAGATGATGGAACTAGCGCTTATCAAGACGCTTCTCAATAAGGATTTCCATGCTTCACACAGGGGTATCCGCTGCCCTGATGAGCTATTCACTAAGGATGTGCGTAAGATCAAGCAGACCTTGGACCACGCTATGGAAGCTTACGACAAGGACATTACCCCTGCTGAACTAGAGGCTCTGTTCTTCGCAGCTAACAAGACTATGACTACAGCTAACAAGGATGCTTACAAGTCTCTGTTCCGCTTGCTTGACAAAGAGGAGCATATGTCAAAGGAGATTGCGGATGATGTGTTTAGCTCTATGTTCCAACAGTTTGTTGGTGAGCAATTAGCTAACCTAGGGTTTGAATACGTCAATGGTACGCAGACTAGCCTAGAACCTTTACGTAAACTCTTGTCTAACTATCAGGAAGACTTCACTCCAAACCTCAAGGTTGAGTGGGAAGACATGAGCATGGAAACATTGCTGAAAGCTAATGACATTCAGTCTCAATGGAAGTTTAACATCCCATCCCTTAAACGACGTGTAGAGGGTATCTCAGGGGGTCACTTAGTTTTGGTAGGTGCTAGGCCTAACACAGGTAAGACATCCTTCCACGCCTCTCTTATTGCTGCCCCAGGTGGGTTCGCTCACCAAGGTGCTAAGTGTATGGTGTTGTGTAACGAGGAGTCTTATGATCGTGTTGGGGGTCGTTACTTGAGTGCAGCTACAAGTATGGATCTTGATGAGGTACGAGATAACAGAGCCCTTGCAGCATCACGTTATAACATTGTTAATGACAACGTTCTGGTTAAGGATAGTACAGGTAAGGACATGGCTTGGGTGGAGGCTGTCGTTAAGAACTACCGTCCTGACATTGTGGTACTTGATATGGGTGATAAGTTTGCTTCCAAGACAAGTGACAAGTCAGACGTTTACTTGAAGAACGCTGCTATCCATGCTCGTAACATTGCTAAGCAATACCAGACAGCAATCATCTGGATGTCTCAACTATCTGCTGAAGCAGAGGGTAAGATCCACGTAGATCAATCTATGCTAGAGGGTTCAAAGACAGGTAAGGCAGCAGAGACAGACCTTATGATCCTCATCTCGAAGAACCCTACTGTTGAAGGTGCAGAGGATCAGGACACACAACGACACTTGAATATTGCTAAGAACAAGCTTAAGGGTGGCTGGCATGGGATTGTTCATACAGAATTAGACGGTTCTCGTAGTCAATACACAGCATAGACGGATGATAGGAAGAGGATAAAGATATGAGATTAGTTCTTGATGTAGAAAACACTATCACTACTCGTGGTGGCAAGATCCACGGAGACCCCTATGAGACGGGTAACTATTTAGTACAGGTTGGCATTAAGAATGTGGATCGTCAGCAAGAACGGCATGTCTTGAACTTTAACCATGATGAGCAGAAGGACACCAAGGGTACTGCCTTTAAGTTACTTCAAGCTTTCCTTGATGAGACTACACTTCTTATCATGCACAATGCTCAGCATGACTTACCTTGGATTTGGGAGTCAGGCTTTAAGTATAGTGGACTAATCTATGACACCATGCTGGCTGAGTATGTATTACTGCGAGGTCAGAAGTATCCACTTAGTCTAGAGGGCTGTGCTGACCGTAGAGAGTTATCTCACCGTAAGGGAGATACCCTGAAGCGTTACTATAGGGATGGCTTTAATACCAACCAGATACCTCTAGCAGAATTGTCTGAGTATCTGATCTCTGACCTAGATACTACTTGTGATCTCTTCCATGACCAAGAGGCTGACTATGCTAAGCCTGAGAGTGCTAGTCTTATTAAGATCCGTGACATTACAAATGAGGTATGTGTAGTTCTATCTCGTATGTATATGGATGGCATCAAGGTAGACCGCCCAGCGCTTGCTGCTGTACGTGAGTTATTTGAACGTGAGCTTGCAGACATTGAGACACGGCTTCAAGCACAGGTAAGGCATCTCATGGGTGCCACTCCAATTAACCTAAACTCGCCTGAGCAGATGTCCCAGGTAGTGTTCTCACGTAAGGTTAACAACAAGAAAGAGTGGGTAGACCTCTTCAACTTCACAAAGACACCCAAGGAGTTTAAGGATGCCGTGTCGTCTAACACTACAGCTATCCGTAAAACAGAGGCCTACACGTGTCCAACTTGTGATGGAGCTGGGCGTGTCTTTAAAACCAAGAAGGATGGCAGCAAATTCAAGAAGCCTAACCATTGTAAAGAGTGTGAGTCCAGAGGATTTAAACTCAAAGAACTCAATGAGTTAGCTGGACTAAAGTTCTCTGCACCTAGCAAGGAGTGGGTAACAGCTAACGGGTTTGGCACAGGTAAAGACAACCTGACGATCTTGATTGCTACTGCTAAGAACAATGGCATGACAGAAGCTATGGACTTCATGACAGACCTGCGTCGAATGTCAGCTGTGTCTAGCTACTTGTCATCCTTCGTAGAGGGTATTGATGTATATACGAAGGATGATGGCCTACTACACGTAAGCTTGACGCAACACATCACTGCTACTGGACGGTTTAGTGGTCGTAACCCTAACATGCAGAACATGCCTCGTGGTGGTACATTCCCTGTTAAGCGTGTGTTCATATCACGTTGGGATGGTGGAGAGATAATGGAGGCAGACTTTGCTCAGCTAGAGTTCCGTACTGCTGCATTCCTATCACAGGATGTCTTAGCTATGGCAGAGATTGCAGATGGCTTCGACGTTCACAGCTACACTGCAAAGGTTATCACAGATGCAGGACAGCCCACTACACGTCAGGCTGCTAAAGAGCATACCTTTGCTCCACTCTTCGGGGCTACAGGTTATGGCAGAAGCAAGGCAGAAGAGGCCTACTACATCCACTTCAACAAGAAGTATGAAGGGATTGCTGCTTGGCATAAGAAGCTAGGGGACGAAGCCATACGCTTCCAGAAGATTACCAACGTGTCAGGCAGACAGTACGCCTTCCCTGACGTAACTCGTAGAGCTAATGGATCACCCACACACTTTACGATGATCAAGAATTATCCAGTTCAAGGCTTTGCTACAGGTGATGTTGTACCTGTTGTTATTCTTGAGTTGGATAGGCGTCTAGCACCTTACCAGTCTTGCTTGGTAAATACTGTGCATGACTCCACCGTGATTGACATACACCCAGAAGAACGGGCTATTGTCATTGGCATTATCGACGATCTGAACACAGGCCTAAACAAACTTGTTATGGACGCCTATGGCATTGAGATGAATGTACCACTACTTCTCGAAGCTAAGATTGGCCCCAACTGGCTTGACACAAAAGACGTTTGATAGTATAACTACAACTCCAAATCTTAACATACAAAGGATGTATTATGACTAATGCACTAGCAACAACGATCAAACTTGATCCCGCCTTGGCGGAGATGATGGGAACATCTGTGACACAAGCGAAAGCTAGTATTGCACGTCTTGCTCTACAGCAGACAGCTATCATGGGTGTTGAAGAGATCAACGGTAAGAAGGTAAAGACTGAGGTAGTACCTGTAGGTGCTTATCGACTCAATAACACAGATGGCTCCATCGTGTATTCAGAGGACGTAACAGTACGTGTCTTTGCTAAGCGTATGCACTGGGGTATGTGGGACTCTGAGGCTAAGGTGATGTACAAGACTGTCATGGCTAATGATGTGTACAATGATCTGAAGGATACCAAAGGTGGGTTCAACCTGGGTCGTCCGTCTGGTTACGTCAAGGACTGGGAAGCTCTTCCTAAAGCAACTAAAGACATCATGAGAGCAGTCAAGCGTGTGACGGTTATCATGGGTGAAGTTACCATGAATGATCCAAAGGATGAACAAGGTAACCCTGTTGGCAGTGATCCTTCTACTCCTACCCCATTCCTCATGGAAGTACGTAGCACACAGGGTACAAAGAACATCAATGAAGCTCTGGCTAAGATCACACGTAAAGGCTTGTTACCTATCCAGTACACTATGCTTTTAACTGCTGATGTTACTACGAAACCAGATGGTGGTGAACTTGGTACAACTACAGTGACCCTGCTAGATGAAGCTAGTGTTACAGAAGCAGATCAGGATCTAGTTCGATCTTTCTTCGATTACATTAGCCGCACGAATACTTATGTTCTGGACAAGTGGTCAGAGAATAACAGTGCCAAGCTTTCTAAAGAGGATGCAGATCTTGTAGGCTCATTCGTAAATGTGGAGGCAGCTGACTAATGGAACACGCTGCTGAACTGCCTATCGAACTGTTTCTTAAGGATGCAGTTAATGGTAAAGCTTCTATGTCGGAGGAGATCATTCAACGTGTCGCTTCTGATGTAGCAGCTGGACTAAACAAACAGTTCAACAGCGGTCCACGGGATGCGTTCAGGCTTCGGATGTCCAACATTGGGCGTCCGAAGTGCCAACTCTGGTTTGAGAAGAACAATCCTGTAGATAAGATACCACCACCCCCACACTTCATCATGAACATGTTAATTGGTGATATTGTGGAGGCGGTATTCAAAGGTATCTTACGGGCCTCTGGTGTAAAGTTTGAAGATGCTGCTTACGTAAAGCTTAACTTGCCTGATGGTACTGTCATCAATGGTGAGTATGATTTGGTGCTAGATGGTCGAGTAGATGATATCAAATCTGCTTCTCCTTACTCGTACCAGAACAAGTTCAAAGATGCTGAAACATTACGTGCTAATGATAGCTTTGGTTATATGTCACAGCTAGTAGGTTACGCTACTGCTGCTGATAAGAAGCTAGGGGGCTGGTGGGTAGTAAACAAACAGAATGGTGAGTTTAAGTATATCAACGCTGAGCAAATCTCTATGGAAGAAGAGATGGATAAGATTGTTGAGAACGTAAACTACATCAATCAGGATGAGCCTTTTGAGCGTTGCTTTGAACCTGTCAAGGAGACATACTACAAGAAAGAGTCTGGTAATACTAAGCTCTGCATGGAGTGTACCTTCTGTGGTCATAAGAAGAAGTGTTGGCCTGAGCTTAAGACACAAGCATCCTTGGTATCTAAGGCTAAGACAGCAGGGCTTGTAGACTACATCCATATCAAAGGGGACTAGTATGCCCAAGAAGCCTAGACGCCACGCCTCCAGCGCATATAAGAGTGGGCTGGAGGTAAAGAACAATGCTTACCTAAAAGAGCGTCAAAAGGAAGTCAGGTATGAGGTACTGAAGATTGAGTACCTTCCTACTAAGATCAGGAGCTATAAGCCTGACTTCCTGCTAGACAATGGCATCATAATCGAGACCAAAGGGTACTTCGAAAACGATGACAGGCAGAAGCACTTAATCATTAAAGAGCAACACCCTGAGCTAGATATCAGGTTTGTATTCTCTCGTGCTTCTACTAAGATCACACCTAATTCTAAAACTACATATGGTGCTTGGTGTGACAAGCATGGGTTCCTATGGGCAGAAAAGTTTCCACCTGAAGCTTGGCTAGATGAACCAGGTTCATTACCCACAGAATTACATATTAAACTCAAAGAAGGGAAAAAGAGTGACTGACCTTACTAAGCCATCAGTATTACCAACGGATGCAATGGAACGTAAAGCTATACCAATCTATACAGGGGTGATTAACTACTTCCCTGATGCACTGGTATGCATTGCTAAGTTATCTCTTGCGGGTGGCCTTCAACATGGACAAACACCTAACACACTGCATTGGGATAAAACCAAGTCTATGGATCATCTTGACTCCATGATGCGTCACATGTTAGATGGAGATTGGGCGGAGGTAGCTTGGAGAGCATTAGCTAATCTCCAGATCAAGATTGAGCAAGGGGATTACAAATGAGTAAGAAGACTTTCAGCATTACCTTTGTAGCGGATATTGAGGCTGCTAGCCATGTGCTATCCGCTGATCCGTCTGCCTATGAAGATGATGTAAGAGATACAGTTGAAGATATTATGTATGATTACAATGACATGCATATCAGAAACCTAAAAGTGAAGGAACTAGGATGATTTCTCAAGATGACATTGACGGCATGGAGCAACAGGCGATTGACCCTAGTGAGTGCTTGGCTGAATTCATTAAAGCATTTGGGGGTTCTCTTGACCCTCGCTTGTGGATCAACTTAGTTAAGGAAGAGCTTGACGAGTTGTATGCAGAGAAACCAAACACAGCAGAACATCTCAAAGAGTATGTAGATCTGTACTATGTATCTGTAGGATTGTTCCTTGTCTCTGAGAATAACTCTGCTGCTACCCTGATGCCTGATGATGAACTAGTCACACTTAGAAAGCTGTTGGCTAGATCAGACCGTGCTCTACAAGAACACTATACTACATACGGTGAGAGTAAGATATCGGAAGCATTTACTAGAGTACACCTAAGCAACATGTCAAAGCTAGGTGAGGATGGTAAACCAATCCGACGAGAAGATGGTAAGATCCTAAAAGGGCCTAACTACAAAGCCCCAGACCTAACAGACCTTATTTAATAGCAAGGAAGCTAAAGATGACCAAGAACTACCAAGAGTTTTCTACTCGTGCCAATGTGGTGACACGGCGTACATATAACCGCCCTAAAGAGGATGGCACCTTCGAGACGTGGGGTGAGACAGTAGATCGTGTTGTTGAGCACCAGCAGTGGCTCTGGGAACGTGCCAAGGGCAACACCCTAGACATGCTAGAGATTGTTGAGCTTGATAAGCTACGCACTCTCATGATGGAACGTAAGGCTACTGTGTCAGGTCGTACACTGTGGCTGGGTGGTACAAATGTATCCAAGACACGTGAAGCATCCCAGTTCAACTGTTCCTTTGGCCGTGTTGAGACTGTACATGACATCGTAGATGCTATGTGGTTGCTGCTTCAGGGTTGTGGCGTAGGCTTCGAGCCTGTTGTTGGTACACTCAATGGCTTTGCTAAGAAGGTAGACGTAAAGATCATTCGCTCTGCCAAGGTCTTGGGTGAAGCTAAGGGCTGTCCTAGCAACCAGTCATGGACATCTGTAGACGAGGAAGGCAAGAAGACATACCACCTCAAGATTGGTGATAGTGCTGAGGCTTGGGCTAAGTCAGCAGGTAAACTGTTTGCTATGAAGGATGCTGTAGATGTATTGGTACTGGACTTTACTGAGGTACGTGCAGCAGGTGAACGCCTCAAGGGTTACGGTTGGATTAGCTCAGGCGATGCCACTGTTACTGTAGCATTCCAACGCATCTGTGACTTGATGAATGATCGTGCTGGTCAGTTGCTTACACGTATCGACATCCTTGATGTGCTTAACCACCTTGGTACTACACTGTCCTCTCGTCGTTCAGCTGAGATTGCTTTGATGCCTGTGTCTGACCCTGAAGTAGATGCTTTCATCTCAGCTAAGAAAGACTTCTGGTTGCACGGTAACGAACACCGTCAACAGTCCAACAACTCCATCGTCTTCCACAAGAAGCCAACCAAGTGGGAACTGTCATACATCTTCGACAAGATGGTTGAGGCTGGTGGTTCTGAGCCTGGGTTCATCAATGCTGAGTCAGCCAAGAAGAGAGCACCTCACTTCAAGGGAGTTAACCCATGTGCTGAGATCCTCTTGGGTAACAAGTCCTTCTGCAACCTAGTTGAGGTTGATTGGGGTAAGTTCCTTACTGACTTCGGTGGACTACAAGAAGCTGTTGAGATTGTAGCTCGTGCTAACTACCGTCAGACATGTGTGAACCTAGATGATGGTGTGTTGCAGCGTTCATGGCATGAGCTTAACGAGTTCCTGCGTCTCTGTGGTGTAGGTGCTACAGGTATTGTTAAGTTCTTGGATCACCACCAAGGTCACAGCAACATTGAGTCCATGCTACAGGCTCTACGTTCTTCAGCTAAGAAGGGCGCTAACTCTATGGCTGATGCGCTGGGCTTGCCTCGTGCTAAGCTGGTCACTACAGTCAAGCCATCTGGTACACTGTCTAAGATCATGGACACTACAGAGGGTGTACACAAACCACTAGGTAAGTATCTCTTCAACAACGTGACGTTCTCTAAGCATGACGAGATCATCCCTACACTGGTAGCTGCTGGGTATAAGGTTATCGACAAGCCCTTCGAGATTGACAGTGTGTTGGTTACATTCCCTGTAGCATACGAGGATGTTAAGTTCGATGTAGTAGACGGTAAGCATGTCAACCTTGAGTCAGCCATTGGTCAGCTTGATCGTTACAAGTTGATGATGGATCACTACGTAGACCACAACTGTTCTGTTACTATCAGCTACGACACTGGTGAGGTTCCTGTTATCATTGACTGGATCTTGGACAACTGGGATACATACGTGGGTGTGTCATTCATCTATCGTAATGACCCTACTAAGACAGCAGAAGACTTGGGCTATGCTTACCTGCCACAAGAGGTTGTCTCTGAGGAAGTCTATCGTGCGTATTCTAACACGTTGATGCCAGTAGACTTGACTAACTTGGCCTCTACAGATGATCTGTCTGACGAAGCTTGTGCCACAGGTGCTTGCCCTATCCGTTAACCCTAACCACCTGAGCATGTGTCTAAACTGCTTACACCTTTAGGAGGTGACCAATGACATTCATCATCATTACACAAGACCAGTGTTCGTACTGCGATAAGGCTAAGAAGCTTATGGTAGACAACAAGATCCACTCTGTAACTCACAACGTCCGTAGATCCAAGTGGCTCAAAGACTTGCTAGGCCAAGCAGGTATCACATCTGTACCCCAAGTCTGGAACTCAGAGGGTATATACATTGGTGGCTACGACGAACTTGACAAGTATATCAAGAGCCTATAGTCTTCACCCAAACCCTTCCTTAGCTCAACTGGACAGAGCAAGTCACTTCTAATGACTAGGTTACAGGTTCGAGTCCTGTAGGGAGGACCAAAGTCAGTGCAGGTTAGCCGACAACAATAGTTACCTTAGGCGTCAGTAGCGCAGTTGTTGAGGGGGTTCAATTCCCCTGACTGACACCATAGTAAAAAGGATACACCATGTCAGCTTATAGAAAACCATTTAGTAACGCCTTATACAAAGCTTATGACGAACCTGCTCGTGTAGCTTTGGTAGGTCACCTAGAGGCTAATGGGCATACCATTGTAAGCAACGAAGAGAATTACAATGTAGATGTAGTATCACAGAAGAATGGCTTAACCTACTTCAATGAAGTTGAAGTTAAAACAGGGTGGACAGGTGATTGGAATACAAACTGGAAAGAGATCCGACTACCAGAGCGAAAGCAGCGTCTATTAGACAAACACAAGAATGTAGACGGTGTTCTAAACTTCTACATCTTCCGCCCTGACTTCAAACAGGCATGGCGCATTAAAGATACCCTCCTAACTAAAGAGAGTCTAAGAGAAGCTCTAGGTAGATACATCCAGAAGGGTGAGTTGTTTTTCCATATCCCCTACACATCAGCAGAGTTAGTAAAGCTATGAACGATAAAGAGCCACCAAAGAAGCAGACACGCTCCCGCCGTAAGACTACGTACAAAGGAGCAGAGTCAAAGTCTGTATCTGGTATTGTACCTAAGACGGTAAACCAAGGAAAGCTTATCCAAGCCATCAACGCAAGCCAGCAAGTGCTTATACTTGGCCCTGCTGGTACGGGTAAGACCTACGTCACAGCTACATGTGCTGCTGATCTGTATACTCTCAAAGAGATTGACAAGATCGTTATCACACGGCCTCACGTAGCTGTAGGTAAAGACATTGGGTTCTTGCCAGGCACACTAGAAGAGAAAGCTCAACCTTGGGCCTTACCTGTGCTGGACGTACTCACCAAGCATTTAGGCAAGGGTACGGTAGAGACGGGCCTGAAAGCTGGTAACATTGAGGTTGCTACATTAGCGCTCATGCGAGGTCGAAGCTTTGATAATGCTTTCATCATTGTAGACGAGGCACAGAATATTGAGATCCCAGAGATCAAGATGTTGCTAACCCGTGTTGGTGAGGGTAGCACTATTGTGCTCAATGGTGACATCCAACAGTCAGACCTGAAAGGTACATCTGGTCTAGCCAAGATTATCCACCTTGCTAAGAAGCACATGCTAGATGTACCAGTAGTAGAGTTTGGTGTAGATGATATTGTACGTAGTGGTATCTGTGCTGAGTGGGTAAAAGTATTTATGAAAGAAGGTATTTAAAAGGTTGACGCTAGCTAGCACTAATAGTATAATTCTACTGGTTAGCGTCAATCAACAATAAGGGGTTACTTATGGGCTTAGAAGATGAGGCTATTGAGTTTATGAATAGTGAACGGAGTCCTGCTAAACTATTTAAAGCAGCGCTAGCAGAATACATGCTTCCTACTTTGGAGTACGTAAAAGATAATGTTCATGATACCAAAGAACGAGACCATGCACTACAAAGCTTGGCAGAGTTTGGCTTCTGGATTAATCATGCTGTAGATACTCATGGCATCAAAGAGTTAGTAACCCCTGTAGAGTGGCAGGACTAATTTAATTATTGACAGTTAATTGGTGATAGTGTTACACTTATGTTAGGGCTTGTTGGTCCTCTTTAACTTCCTCTCCTGACAAACTAAAAGGGCGGTCACTTTATGTGCCGCCCTCTTTCTTATTGTGGAGTAGTGTTTTACTTAAACTCTTGCACGTTTGCTTTAGCAGCATTATCCAAGGCATACATAATCTGCTGCATCCTAGTAAGCTGATCCTCTAAGCTCTCAGCACCAGCAATGTATTCTTCATTGGTCTGCCCAAATGCAGCTTTAATAATCTCTGAAGGTGCAATACCATCTTCTCTAGTATGCTTCCTTATGGAGGTTACATACATATTCTTGATATAACCAGCAACCTTGACAGGGTTATTTTCAGCTAGGTAGTTGAAGGACTCTGTTACGTTAGTAGTAGTCTCTTGTCTTACACTAGCAATAAACGCTTTGAGTTTGGTCTGCTTTAGCTCAGGTGTGTAGCTGTCCCATTCTTCTTGGTTTGCCTCTTTCCAATTAACCCACTGCTTAGGCAGGTCTACATGTTCTGTGCTAGAAAGCAAGAAGTTTACAGCATAATCAATAGACGGATTTTCATTAGGCATAGACAACTTATATTCTTCTAGGTTAAACCTATTGATGTCTGCTTGTATCTCAGATTGCTTAGGTGTATTGGTTACACCTGTAAACTGTGTGACCAGAGGGTTAACCTTACGGATAGACTGGTTGTTAAAAGGTGTGAAGTATTGCAGATCATAGTTACCTTCAAGAGATTCATTTATCTGTGACCAAGGTACATCAGGTATGAACCTAGAGGCTCTAGCTACTGTTGAAGCCTTCACCTCAATCAGATCAAAGAAGTTAACAGTCTCCTCACCGCCAATGATCTTAGTGTAAGGCTTCTCAGAAGACCTAGGATCAATCTGACCATACACGTCATTGAAGGTAGCTAGAGGGTATGTGAATGTAGCGATGAAGTCTGGGAGGTAAGTACCAACAGCTTTTATATCCTCACCAGTGGTCAGTGCTTTAAATATATTCATGACAGGACTAGAATCTGGAATAAACCCTGTAGATCCTGTGAGTTCCGCCAGTTCAACACCCATCTTGTAAGCGCTGTAGTCTAGCTCCTCTTCATTTTTATAGCGATAGATGGCATCCGCTACCAACAAGAAGACGTTCATAGGGCCAGCAATACGAGATAGGTCGTGAACACCATCATCATCAACATACTGGTTATACTTAGATTCTGTACCCTGCGTTGTTCTAAATGCATAAGCAGAGGATAGTAGTGCTACACCTGTCATCTGACGAGCAATACGATCTTGCATACTCTTGCTCTCTACTGCACCATAGAGCATCTCTCTACCTATACCCAACACACCTACACCTGGCATGTAGTCGTGAAGAAACTCTAGTTGGTTAGCAATAAATCTAGGGAATGGCATTGCTGAAGATACAAGGAAGGGTACTGCTTTATGGGCTTTCATTACAGCCTGAGAACCCTTAGCAAAGTATGTCTTTTCTCCTCGGTAACTCTTTTGAAAGGTATACTCTAGTGCATCATTAACGGCGTTCTTTACAACGTCATCTGGCAGCTTATCTAGTGTGAGGTTCTTTTTAGTAAAGTCTTTAAAGCTTTTACCCAATGCCTCATCACCCAAGTCCATCAACTGTCTATCAATGGAAGACAGCAGTACAGCTTTCTTGAAGATGTTATCAGTAAGTCCGTTGAAGTAGTTTACGGTCTGGCCAATCTTTGCTGCTTTACTAGAGCCTTCAATAGCCTCCGACTTGAACACATCAGAGATCAGTCTACCAATACTTTCTGGTGCATCTGTGTCAGCCATCAGTGCCAAAGCGTCTGCTGTATACTTATCCCATGTCAAAGCACCAATAGTGCTAAATGTACCCTTGAATGGGTTCTGACCTTTAGTAATGTTATAGAAGAAACGATCCGCTACATCTACAGTTAGTCTGCCACCAGAGAATGCCACGTTGGCTGCTGTAGTAGCAAGCTGGGAGGTCATAAAGCCAATACGTAAAGAGTCTACCCCTTTAAGAAATTCTAGACCAGCCACTTTATCCTTGGCTATGTTTTTAACTACATCATCAACCTTTTCATCTGAAACGGTGGATACACGCTTTGCAAATAGGATCTTAGCATTACCTACTAGGCCATCAAACTTAGCCTGGGCTTGATCCAATGCCTTCTTACTTGGTTGTGCAGTTCCTGGCTTTGTCTTCTTAGCAACTTGCCCAGCAGCATTTAGCAAACGACCTGCGTTAGACAACTCTGCCATGAATACGTGTGAGAACTCATCTGTAGACAGACCATACTTTTCTCTAATAACCTTTACAGCTTCTACGTCATCCATGCGACCCTCTGCAATGGCATCAGCAATAATGTTAGATATACGCTTATCTGGGTCCGCCTTGAAGTGTGTATGAATATCAACATAGGCAGCAGCTAACGACTGTACAGCATCAGAGCTAAGCCCACCAACAGTGAAGGTCTTTGTCTTACCATCTGTAGGGCCATTCATAACGGTACGTCTGATTAGCTCACCAGCCTCTACTACATCTGTAGGTAGTGGATCAAGCTTAGCTGCACCCTTCTTGAGGGCTTTACCAGCTTTAGCTACGGTTGTGTTATAGTCTGTCATCTGTTCAATAAACTGATCCAACAGATTTCTTGGTGCAGCAGAAACAGTACCCTTAGCAGCAGTAGCCTGTTCTGTAGCTCGAACTGTGATGCCTTTAGCTCTCTCTTCAAGTAGATCAATAGCCTGATTAGCCTTCTTGGAGGTAACCATACGAGTAGCGGCACCACCAGCACCCCCAAGTACACCACCAGCAATAGTGGATAGGGCTACAGTACCTGTATCGAAGTCATAACCCTCAATGGCATTAACCCTAGTACCTTGATTAATAGCCTCTGTAGCACCTGAAAAAGCACCCTCTGCCACGGCACCCTGAATAGCACCACGTCTAGCTGCCTGTCCTGCTGTCTCCTTAGCAATGGTTGCAGCTACAGCACGTCTAGTAGCAATCTGTGCACCCTTACTAGTTACCTTAGCTGCAAGCTTACCTGTACCTGCTGTGATAAGGGAAGCCCAAGTAGATGGTGCAGAACCAATAGACTCAACATAATCAAATGCTTTACCAAAGGACATTTCTGTACCTTCAGAGTTGTCCCAAGCTGCCATCAGTCTACCAAAGGCGTCTCTACTCTCAGCAGTACGCTCTTCTTTGTTTGAAGCAAAGTACAGATCTTTGATTGCTGAGACTTCATTGTTCTCTTGATATCTCATGTGCTCAGCAAAGTCTTCAACTAGACCTGGCAAACCCTTCTCAAGGATTGTCTCTTTTGAGTATCCATGCCTATCACTCTGAAAGAACTTAATCAAGTCTCTCTGAAAGCCTACATCAGACTGGATATCATTGATCTTCTTACCTGTTACTCTATTGTAGTACAGGTCATTTTCATCAGCCATGTGCTTACCTATTGTTTTATAGCGTCTAATGCTGTAATGTCAAATCCTGCGGTATTACTACCAGGTTCTTGAGGTTCTTGGGTGGAGGCCTCTTCTAGTTGAGTAGGTCTCTTACCACGCAGAGCAGCCTCATATTGTTCCAAGTGTAGTTCTAGTTCGTCTTCACTCAGACTATCCTTACGCTTCTCCCGCTCACGTTCTACCGTCTGGTTAATAGTATCCTCTAACTCGTTACCCGAAAGCCTAGCTTCACGCAAGGAGGAGCCTATGCTATAAGCAGTACCGACACTATTGCTTAGCTCAGATTCCAAGATAGCCGCTTGAGCCGTTTCCTCTACAGAAGGCAGAGGAGTAACCTTAACTTCAGGCATAGTAACACTAGTAGCAGTGGCATCTGGATCTACGCCATCAGGTACTGTGTCAGCAGACTGTATACCAATAACATCAAATGCGCTACCTGCTGCTGCAAGGTCTAGGTCAGTCCCGTCTTCAATACGGTTCTGGGATAGGACTTCATTGATTACCGCATTAGCCTCTCCGTGAGACATGCCAACACCTTTACCATCCACACCAACTCTTCTGAGTCTATCATATGCGGCAACAGCTATGCTTTCTAGATTCTGTAGCTGAGCGGCATTATCAGCATTAAACAATGTGACCGTGTACCCCATAGAGTTAGTCTGAGTGAATAGACCCTCTGGGATGTAGCTGGCAATCACGTTGCCAATCATAGTCCTTGCTCTACGCTCTTCACTCTGATCCATAGAATAACCTGATGTTGGGTTATACCTTGCGCCAGGCACAGCATTACGACTAGGGCCAGCAAAACCAATAGCAGCAGTAAGTTCAGCCTGACCAATGCCACCAATATCAAACCCGGCCATAGATTGCTCTACAGCTTTCTGTGGGTTAAGCGAGAACATAGCCTCAAAGAAACCTTGGCGTTGGCCTTCAGGTTCATTAGCATTGATGTTACCACCCAGACCAGCAGCATAGGCTCTCTTAACAGCTTCTTCAGCAGAGAGTTCACCAGCATTATCCTGTGCAAAGGTTACAACAGTGTTGACGTAATCAGCAGGGGCGTTACCAGAAGTAAGAACACCTATTGCACTATCCAGTTGACCTGCATTATACAGGGCTGTTGCTGTACGCTCAGAGAAGCCCAACGCTTGAGCATCCTTGATTACAGATAGGTCAGACTCCATCTGTTGTTGAATCTTCATACGTGCTGGTAAGCCTGTACGCATCAAGTAATCTTGGCGTCTAGCTGTCTCTTCACGAATAAAGATGTCACGTTCTTTAATATTGGTAGCTAACTCTGTACCAAAACCTGCCCAGAAACCTGCCATAATTATACTCTCCTGCTCATAAGGTTGCCACTCTCAGGTGTAGCTTCCATTGCTGGTACAGCTTCCTCAGTAGGTTCTTCCATAATCTGTGATACTTCTGTAGCCAAAGCAAAGCCTTCATCTTGCTCTTCTGTAGGTGTAGTACCAAGAGCTTTCTTTAGCTTAAGGCTAAGCATAGTACGTTCTTTCTCTTGCTTAGCAGCAGTGTCTTCTTCAAAGCCTTCTGTATAACTAATACCAGCTTCTTTAGCGATAGTGAGTAGCTGCTCATGAATTACAGGTGCAATGATCATGCTAATAGGGACAGTGTGAATACCCGCCATAACAGCAGAGGTCAGCATAGACTCTGTTAGTACATTAATAGGGATACCCATCTCCATCAAGTCCAACACGTTGTCCAGAACCTCTGGTTTATTAATGCGTGAGATATGCCGTTGTAGGGCGTCCTCAGGGTCAACAGTCTCAGGAGGACGCTCATAAGGTCTGTTCTGCGGTTCATCCGTCAAGGACTGTCCTGGGATGGGTGCAGTGAATAGTTTATCTTGCATAGTATTCTACCTTTTAAGATCCGACTTTAAAGCCAAGCAAAGAGTGGAGCTCTCTTACAGTACGTGGTTTGCTACGATCCCCACCCTTGTAGAAGATGTTTCTATTGGCGGTAACAACCTTTTGACCCAAGAGATTAGCGGCAAGCCCATTAGGGTTAGTCTGCAAGCCTTCCAAGACCTGGCGACCACCTGTTGGACCAAAGTGGTGGTAAGCGTATAGATCTGCAGAGCTAGGCTCCCGTTCAAAACTCTGACGAATAGAATTAGCATTATCAGAAGCAAGGGCTGCACCCATCATAGAGTTGAGGGCAGGGTCTTTCTTTAGTGCTAACAACTCAGCGTTAGACATGGAGTCTACAGGGATACCAGCTGCTACCTTGTGCTTCTTAACTGTTTCTAACCAAGTACTGTCTAGGAACTGGAACAAACCACCAGCAGAGGATGTTTCAGCCTGTGCATTGGGATTAAAGCTAGACTCAGACTTAGCTAAACCAAGCAAGTAATTAGGGTCTACATCATAGGAAATAGCAGCATCATTGATGACCATCTTAATCTCTTCTGGCGCATTTGTAACTCTACCCGTACGAGATTGAGGTCTACCTGACTGACTAGAGTCTTCTACAATAGCAGTGTAACTAGCATTCATAGGTTGAAGACCGATAGTCTCACTGTTGACTTGGCTCTCTGTACGCATACTGTTAATATAACCAGCTAGCATACTGTTCATCTTGTCAGCAGAACCTTGAGATGTACTCTCTGTTTCTTCCATAAGGCTAGTTACTTCAGAAGTATTACGTTGGCCTGTACTAGCTGCACGAGACATCAAGCCTTGCCTAATGTCCGACATCTGTTTAACAGAAGACTCATCCACCTGAACAGCGTCTACAATCCGATCTGCTATCGTTCTAATGTTGTTTAAGTTGTTTTTATACATTATACATGTCCATAGTAGTAGTGTCAATAAGCTTAGGTATTTGATTGTGTATTATCACCAACCACCACTCAAAGCCCATTCGAGGCCCTTCTCAACCGCAACAGCAGTCAGCTTACCCTTACCAATGTTGTCAGCTAGTTCTGCTTGTTGTTTCGCTGACAGCTTCTGTAGAGCAACTTGTGTAGCCCTATCTGCAGAAGACTCACTAGCTGCAAAGGAAAAGGACATTAAGTCTCTCTCCCGCTGTAGTGCAGCATCAAGAGCAGTGGAAGTCATAGCATTAGCTGACAGTGCAAAGGCAGTGTTAGCCTCGTTCTGTGCAGCAGTATTAAGCGTGTTTACGTTCTGGGCCCATTGAGCATTAGCTTGCTGTACAACAAGGGAGTTCTGAGCGTTAAACATATCACGCTGGTTATCCATTGTTGATCTAAACTGGGACATAGCATTAGCTTCACCAGCGTTAAACTGGTTCATGGCATTCATCTGTGTATTGTTGAACTGGCTTACTTGTGTTGTAAGGTTAGCCATGAACTGCTTAGTCTGGTTTTCAGATGAAGTGTTAAACTGTCTTGCAGCATTAGTAGCAGCAGAGTCTGTCAGGATAGACTGAATTACAGACTGAGACTTAAACATAGCTGTCTGTTGATCGTTAGCTAGGTTAGTCATATCCATCTGCAAGAAGGCCTGAGCATTCTGTACAGCTGCCTGTTGCTGGTTACTAAGGTTCTGTGTCTCAAGCTGAGCAATAGCGGCAGCTTCACCCATGACAAGTGCCTGACGGTTAGACAGGTTATTCAAGTTCATGGTATTAGCAGCACGGGAGTTCTCTAGAGCCACTTGCTGTTCAGCTGTAAAGTTCATGTTAGCTACATCAGAGATCTTTGAAGCATTCTGTACTTTAGCTTGGAATTGCTGATCAAACTCTTGGCCCATGAAAGCAGCACGTTGTTCCGCTGCTAGCATAGCTCTCTGTTGTCTATTGCTAAGGTTCTGTGCTTCAAACTGTGCTTGTGTCTGTGCATCTGCCATAGCGATAGGCATTGCAGCTTCCATTGCAGCCTGTACTAGGGCCTGACCAGCCATACTAGAAGCACCAAGGCCACGAGCAGACATCTGTGCGGTAGCATTACGAAGTGCACCAGCAGCCCAAGGTGGTGTTTCTCCACCCTCAAAGTCTTGCATGAGTGTGTCTAGCTGACCTTTAACAGTAGCTTGTACACTAGGTGTTGCTTGTGCTGCTTGGATCTGCTCATTAAACGCAGTAGCTTTAGCAGCATCAGCTGTACCAGAGATAAGCTCACCAGCTTGGATCTCACGTTGTACAGGATTGTCCATAAGAACAGCTTCACCCTGTGCAGCAGTAAGGTCTGACACAGCAGTAGTAGAGGGTTCCATAGTTGCAGCTTGTACTTGGGCTTCCTTAGATACTTCACCCTGTGCAGCCTCTAGTCCAGTAAGAGCATCCGTAACACCCTCTTGCGTGGTGGCAGCTTCATATGTAGACGTACCAATAGCAGTATCGGCGGCTACACCAGGTGCCAACAAAGATTGAGCAGTAGTAGCTGCAGGTGCTGCTCCAGTGAGTTGCCCAGCGCCACTTGCAATATTTGTACCAGGAGCAGCTGCACTCATTGTAGCTACATCGGCCTTCTCAGCTAGTGAAGTAGGGTCCGTCATAGCTTTGTTTATTAGAACAGACGCACCACTAGCTGTCTGTTCAGCTCTGGCCTTTTTAATAGCAGCAGCATCCGCAGCAGTCTTAGCTATGGCAGCAGCTTCAGCAGCTTTAATATCAGCAAGTCTTTTAGCTTCAGCATCAGCAGCAGCCTTGGCATCAGCAGCCTTCTTAGCTGCCACCCTATCAGCAGCAGCCTTGGCATCAGCAATAGCTTTATCCGCAGCCTTCTGAGCAGCAGACTTACCTCCACCCCCGCCATAAGCGATAAGACCAGAAGCCCTAGGGTGGAGGTGTCGGTTTGGCATAAAAGGGTTGTAGATCATCAGAACGTCCTTCTGTGTAGCTTTTGTCTATCATAGAACCGACGAAAGTGGACCTGAGAGGTGGTTCCATAGAGTTCTTTGTGTTCTCTCCGTATGGCTCTCATTAACTTAAGAGCATGGCCATAGGGAGCTATAAATTCTATACCCCAGAGTTGATAGTCTCCACCAGGGTTCTCCAACTCGTAGTCTTTACTAGTAGGAGTATATGTATCTTCCAAGAAGCGCTGGGCTTTATCTGGGGGTAACCAACACCAAGTGATTAGACCTATAGGCTTTTCATCTATATAGTATAATCTAAATCTGTTAGTGTTAATAGGCAGTAGTATATAAGAGATTACTTCACTAGGGGTATATGTAGAGTGTATATCACCTTTAGTTAGTAACCCTAAACTATCCCCTATAGCCTTGTACTTATCTATGTACATATGTATATACCTAAAGGGCTTTTATTCATTAAGGTATACATGTAAATAGGTATTTTGTCAAGTTGTATTTAGCTTTAGGATTTACGCTTAAACATATTTACAAAGCTTCTGCCTATCTCACCAGGGCTAGGGGCTAACCAACCTAGTATAAGCAACAACAACATAAGAGGGTCAACTTCAGTATTCTTAGTTGTACTCGTATCCTGTACGACAGTATCTACAGGAGCTTCTATACGCATCTGTGGTCGTGTATTACTAACTACTCCAACAGTCTGGTTATTCTCTTTACCTATCTGTGTATTCGCTGCTACGTTCGGACCCCCGCCCGTCAGAAGGCTCAGAGGACTGGCCCCGCACCCTGTCAGACTTACCAAACCAATCCATACCGAAAGCCAAAGCACTAAACGTAAAGACTGGCCAGACCAAGATCTCAATAATGTTAACATCTTTAGTTTCCACAATATATGCCAGCCAAACAAATAGGAGTAGAGCTACTTCACGTTTGTATGTCTTAGGTTTCATCTTCCAGCCATAGCCTCTACAGCAGTTCGGATAGCTTTGATATTCTCGTCCATACGTGCAGTAGCTATAGCCTGTTCTTGGACAATCTGGGAGAGGGTTTCTGTCTTAGTTTCAAGCTTAATAATGCTAACCTTGTTAGACTCTACTGCATTATTCAAGGAAGCTACAAACCAAATAAGAGCAATAGTCTGCATAGCAATTGCAAAGACCAAGGTTACAGGTACAGTTTTAGATAGGTGCCAAGGTTCAGTAGTCATTTAGAGTAAGCTTTCCAAGAGAGTTGAAAATGTGGTCCGTCTGGGAAGGACTTCCAGTCACCACCCCACTCTAGGTCCACGTCGAGTTGGTTAGATGCTTGTTTCATAGCCTCAGCAATAGGATAGAAGAACTGCCAGTCCCACGACACAGGGTAGGGAAACAGGTCAACAGCATGTCCTGTGATGTGTCTGCTGTTCATTGTTGTAGACTTACCTGAAGCTACAAGTTTCTTCTGGCGTTCTACAGACCGTAGACCTTCACCAACAGAGAAGTCTTGCTCTGTTAGGGTGA